CTCAGGTCTTTGCTGACGCATATCTGATGAAATCACACCAAAATGAGTTCTCAGTATCTCCGTATACCGAGTTCCGCCTCTGGCGCATTTTTCCAGAAATCTCTGCATTGCAAATGCCTCACGTAATTTATTGACTGTCAACTCAACATCATTAGCCAGTTTTGCCACCAGTCCGCTTTTATCTTCCTGCTTTGTCACACCAATAAATTTCTGGTCAAACGGGTTGTTTTGAGGCCAAGGAGATGGATCTGAAATTCCATCTCCAGATTTTGGTACCAAATCATTATCTACCGGATCATAAGCTGCCAATTTTCCGTACTCCGCATTTGTTAATCCCAGAAAATTACCACCCGACAATCCGAGGGCTTGACCATTACCAACCACTGGAATTTCACCACTTGCAGCCAAAATAGATACTTCATCTCCTTTTTGAGGCCATGGGCGACAAGTCGTAAAATAGTCCGGGCGCTTCGCCCGCTTTAGGAGCTGATAGTTCGAGGGCGTATCCGGTCCGTCACTCAACTGATTGACTGGCACACTGTGCATCAAGTCTTGGTCACGAAACCACTCTTGGTAAATCAAATTATACGCCCTAAATGGCAGGGCGTTTACTGATAAATCTTTATCAGATACACCATATGGCAAAGGAATACCCAAATAGTTGGCTATTTGGTGAACTTCTCTGTGCTGAGCTTTCAGCACAACCTGAGGTACCAAATAATCAATTGAGTCTTCCGGGCTTTCTTGTTCTCCACAGAATTTTTTCCAATTTCTCCATACCAATCTGTATGGAACAAAGAACCAGAAAGTATCTAAGTACATATTGTCCATTGGCGGTACCAGCGCAGAACTCAGACGGGCAAACACTGTTCCTTCCATACGAAACGTATCTCCAGGAAGAACTTCACACTGGAAAATTGGGATAAGGTATCCCGCATTTCCGGTTGTCTTATGACTGTGCGGTATTCGAAATGTAGACCTTTGAATATCAACCTTCGGATTCTGAGCCAGGTTGTATTGATAAGCTGTTTTCATACTATTCCTTTCTTTTTCGTTTGGTGTCACTAAGCCCCATTATATCAAGTATTAATGGGGCCCCAGTTTATCTTCTTCTACGTATCAGGTTTAATAAACCCGATACGCCGACAATTATGTACACAATACAATCAATCACCGTTTTTATCATTTCCGGTGCTTGGCTTACTACCGTTGTTATTGAGTCCATTTCTCTCAATCCTTTCTGCTATGTCCTTTAAGTAATCTTTTTCCGTCTTCTCAACAACCTTTTCCTCCACAATACCTAATGTTTTTGCCTTTTCGTAATTGTGAGGATCCGCCAAAAACTTCAAAAATTGATCTGGATTATTACCAAACTCCTCACGAATCTTAGCCGGTAGCTGCATAAATTGTTCCTTCGCAGCCTTTATCTTATTCAGCGACTGCACCAGATCTGGACCTACTTCGCCGAACTGTACTTCTCTTATAAGAGCAGTCGGCAAAACTCCAGTTTTTTGATATCTGCTTACAATTGAGTTGATGTTTGTCTCACGTTCAAAATGTTGCTGAGTTTGATCTTCAGCAGGATCAATATCAATGACCGGATGAACATGAGTAGAAAAATCATACTGTTTTTTTGCCATTAACATATTTGTTCCTTTGTTTTTTCTTTTGCTTCCTTACCGGTCAAAATCATAACCGGCGCATTTGGAGTAATTAACCCTGTCATTTCGTCATACTCTCCAATCAGGTACAAGTTGAAATCGTCAGGATACTGCGATATCATACTTTTCTCAGCTTTCATAGCTTGCATGAATGTCCGTTGGGCATCAATCGTATTGCCCATTGTAAAAGGGTCGTAATAAGCTGCAGCTTTCTCGTCTTTGATAGCGAATATCTTTTTCATCTTGACAACCTTTCTTTTTTTCTTTCCGAAATTAACTTTTTATACTGTTCTTTGGCAAGTGTCCGCTGCCAATCCGGCTCCTCATGAGCAATTGCGTAGTTTCTCCTTTCCAGTTGAATTTCCTCAAAATGCTCATCAAAATGTTTTTTATAAAATTCATCAAAAAACTTTGGCGGTCTCACAACAAATCCATCTTTCACGACAAATTTGTCTTGATTGTATACATCTTTATAATACTTTCGAATAAAATCACTACCAAGACCTGGACGGTTCGACATAGTTGCATACTCAGGTACTCTATCTCCATATACCTTATCTTTAAGTTCTCCGTACAGTTTCTTTGTAGCATATTTTGCACAGTACAGAGCACTCTCAGGAGTAAGGGCACCGACAGTGTGAAATCCATAACTTTCATGAGTCACCGGATCAGACCAAACTTCCTGAATCCTGGGATTTATATACATTTTATAATCTGTTTTTTCAGAGTAAGTTATCTCAACATTATCATACAATAATGGTCCAAACAGAATCATATGATGATGTGGGTTAGTTCCTTTTTCACCATATTCTCCACACTGAAAAAATCGGATTCTGCATTTTCCGAATTTTTTACGAAGTCTTTTTAAAAAATCTTGAAATCGCTTCTTATCTAAGGTTGGTAATCCACTCTCACTTACTGGACGATATTTTTCATTATATGTCAGCGTTATAAAGTATGAGTTCTCATTAGTAATCTGCTCAGAAAGAATTCTTACTGCCCATTCTTTCTGTTTGTCACCTTTACATCCGACACATCTTCCACAAGGAATTTTTATTTCCTTGTCGTAACGAGGGTCGTCACCTTTATAACGTTCTTTCACGTTAAATACTAAACTTCGTTTTCCACTTGGATTAACTTCATTGCTAAACCACGCAGACACCGGATGATAACAACTCATAATAAACTTTCTAGCGTTCACAAGGCTAAAGGACTTTGCTTCTTATACCCCCCTAACTGCTATCGCAGTTCCCCCCAGTGGGGGGAGAGGCTCCTACCTTTGCTTCATCCCAGCAAACAACAATTTTGGCTTACAGACGAAAACCACCTCTCTGAGATTGTGGCTTCACATTCTTTACAACTGCTTTGTTACCTGCAGCAAATATTCGCTTACTTTTTCTATTCGAAAGTTTCTTTCTCCTGCTCATTGCTTTCCTCTCTGTCAACTGTTTATATGGGTTACGCTTACGTCATTAAATAGCCGTAAACGCCGGACTTTCATGATCGAAATTCGGAAACAAATAAATTCCATTATTAAGTACATATCCAAACCGGTCAGTATGTTCTCCTTCTATCGGCCATTTTCTTGTCTCAGGAAAATCTTCAATAACTCTATTTCTATGTACACATAACAAGTCAGGATGTACTTGCCATCTATTTCCATACTCGTCACAAAAATATTTATTATATATCTTTCTACATAAGTTCTTCATTTCTCTTCTCCTTTGTCAATGTTTCTTTTTTTGTCGTAACGAGGATCTAAATGCGAGTAAATCCCGTGATATATCAGTGCTTTTGAAAGAGCTCTCTGCATCTCCGTTTCAGTGTAAACTCTCTGTTTTGGAGGTAAATCTTCTGCGTAAGAACCTTCATCGTAGAAATGACTTAGATAATTCATGTACTCTCTCATACCTTCTTCTCCTTCTTTGGTGTCACCTACTATATATAATATATCACTTTTTAAATAAGATGTCAATACTTTTTTTCAATTTTTTAACTTTACTTACGGGAATCTCATCCTTTTCCAAAACCAATTGGATTTTTCTTTTTTAAGAGATCAGGTGGTAAATGGTCCAAGATAGTCTTTACAATATCTCCGCCAGAGCGCATAGTTCCATGGATAGCCATTCCGCTTCCAGTCGGACCTAACATTAAATAAAGTGTTCCAAGTTTCGGATACTTTTTAATAAACTCTTCAACTTTTATCATCCTGTCAAGTTCAATGCCTTTTCTCGTCCAATCCTGGATCAAGTTATTCCACTCTTCATTAATTTTGCCGATTTCCTTATGAAGTTTTTGTCTTGTAAGCGCATCAGTTGCCAGCTGTGACTTACCTAACATTATATTCGAATCAATCAATTTTTTTTGCTGCCATCTATAATCTTTCTCCACTTCTATCATAGATGATTGACCTTTTAACAACTCTTCTTCCGCTCTTACTTTGCCTTGCATAGTATCAGACAAACTCGCTTCTGCCAATTGTTTTCTCTCAGCTGCATTCGATGCACGAGCATCAGCTTTATTCTTTGCTATCTGACTCTTTACCAAGGCAAGCTGAGCGTAATTCTGTTTAGCTCCACCAGTTGACGAAAAAGAACTGGCTGAAACAGGAGTTGAGCTTGCAGCTTGACCGCCAGCAAGCAGAGGATTTATGCCTGCCATTTTCAAATCTTGCATTCTCCTTTGTACAGCTGTATCTTCTCTATCCTTATGTTGATTATATCTATCCCAATCACGTAATGCACTAAATATATTCCATCCTGTATCCAATGATACATTTGCAATATCAGCCCAATATCCAGCCATTTTTTATCTCCTTTTTTTCGTTTAATAAAATACCGGGGCTAAACCCCGGCTCTACATTAGAAATGATCAATCAATCCTGGAACCGGGTAAACCGGCATTGGTCTTGTCGCAGAAATATCTGCGAGAAAGTCAAAGAGAAACTGAGCAACACCGTGAGTTTTAACAACTCCACCTTCAATTATGTCATCTTTTGAAAAATGGGTGAGTCGCTCAATCAACTCGTCAGACTG